CTAGGAGGGAAATTGGCTCTTTGCAATCTTGATGGAACACCATATCAATTAAGAGGAAGTGTTCAAATGTTTGATCCTCTGGATCGAACATTTGACCTTTTCAATTTATGGGATCAGGAGGCAATAAAAAGAGGTGGATCGCCAATTTACTACTATGAAGTTGTAATCACACAAGACATGATTGACCCGATTTATTTGGAGGCTAGGAACAAATTATTTTCCAATAATCCTGTTGAACTTTGGTGTACATATGAGCCTATTCCATCTCAAAATCTTTTGAATCAGTTTGGAATTGATGCTCCAGATGAAATGAAGTTTGAATTGAATTATAGGGCTGTTTTGCAAAACCTAGGCCATCCTCCAAAAATTGGTTCAAGATTGTTTACTCCTCACCTTAGAGAAAACTGGGTTATTGTTCAGAGAAACCTAGGCGAATTCAAGATGTGGGGCGCTTTGAGAATAGAATTGATTTGTCAGAGATTTCAGGAAGATGTTGTTACAGGTGACGGCAAAGTCACTCAGAAACAACCGGATCTTAAAATTAAAATTGTATGAGGTGATATTATGAAGTCTTTTTATGAGTTTTATCTTCAGATTCAAAGAGAAAATGCCGCTGCTCCTGCCGCCGGTGCTGCCCCTGCTGCTGCTCCTGCCGCTGCCCCTGCTGCTGGTGCGGCCCCTGCTGCTGGTGCTGCTCCTGCTGCTGGTGCTGCCCCTGCTGCTGGTGCGGCTCCTGCTGCTGGTGCGGCTCCTGCTGCTGCTGGCACAGCGAAGCCTGTTCCTCCACAAGACCCGGGAGTTGCTGCTTTCATAACTGCTGTTGGCAAAAACACAAAGGTTTATCAGGATGCATTGTCCCAAATTAAAGATCCCAAGTTAGCGCCAGCAGCGAAAGCGATATCTGCTCTTCTTAATCCTCAAAAATAAATTCTTGTTTCTCGTACAAATTTGGCTTGTTAATTTTTATAAAATACCACAATGGCAATTTTGGTTTTTTGAATTGAGTGATGGGTTCTCCTGCGATATAAGGGACGAACCTATCACTTCTTTTCTTTATTTTGTATGATTTCATTTTTTTTCTTTGGGAAAAATAATTTCTTTTTGATAATCTTGCATTTTTCCATGTTTTGGTTTGAAACACTTTTTAAGAATGTGCGGATTCCTTCCTTGCCTTCTTTCGTGAATATATTATTCAATATCTTATATTTGTCATCAAAGTTATTTCCCTTGTAATCAAACCAACTATTCTTGACAAATTTTTTATTTAGTGTTTCTATGCCGTCCTCAAGTAATGCTCTGGCAGAGCTTTCTCCAGATGTCATTTCCCTGATTTCATATTGCATTTTTCTTGGAAGTATAATTATTTGTGCATATGGTTCATTTTTTCGGAAAATATATGTTTGTCCCGGCATCGGATTTTTGAATACAACAAAAAATATTTTGGGCCACATGCTTGTGTTGAGATGGCCGGGAATGGCTAGTGGAACGGTGTATGTTTCATCTGTGTAAAACCTTGGATGCGGTTCTATGCGAAGAATGTAGTCTTCAGGAGCTTCGATGTCCAAACAAGATGTCATTCCAAAGTGACCGGGAGCAAAGCTAGAAAATGGAGGAGTGACACTTTTGGGTATTTTCTTGCTTTCTTCCGAAAAATCACCAAAAAATTTCACTTCACCCTCAACCATTTTGACATGACATTCGGTGTCAAAAGCGTAAAAAAGCTCAAGACCGTATGTTGAACCTTCAACAAAAGGTATGCAATGCCAAGGTTGTGGAACATCGCCGTTTCTATGTTGATTTTGTTCTCCAGACCATCCCGGTATCTGGAGACGAATTGGTCTAGGTGGCTCACCCTGATACCAAGATCTGTATTTAAGCAACATTTTTTCCATCAATAAAACCTACATAAATAAGGAGAAAAGATGAAACCAGATTCAGGATCACATCAACAACGACCTTACGATCAATGCAATGAAATTGCAAGTGTTCCCGATCCCATTCTAGATCAACCGCCACCTTTTTGCGATCCCGATTCCAATCCAAATCTGAGAAGTGTAAATGATGAAAGCATGAACTGGCTTAAAGACCAGACTATGAAAAAAACAGGTTTCGGGGCAAATGCAAATAGCGATCCAATGCAAAAGGGTAAAATACTCAATGACCCGGATGCAAATAATCGTGCTGTACTTTATCGCTATTCAAGAGGTCTTCGTGGAAGCGACGAGGCCATGCTGGACCTTTTCAGGAATGTCATTGTGATTGACGAAGACGGCAAGGCTTGGCCAGTACCAATAATGCTTGGTCCTCCTGAAAAAGCTGTTGCTGCTATGATTCAGGAAAATGTAAGAAAAGATGAAACTCTTGTTGTTAACCGTATTAGACTTCCAATGATGGCAATGACACAAACCAACATTGAATATGATATTAATAGATACACATATCATAAGGCTCTCAATTATTTCTTGGACGAAGAAGGAAAACCGTCAATAACACAGAGCGAAAGATACAAAAAAGATACAATTTTTGGATTTGCGAGGGGTATTCCTGTCAATATGGGGTACACCGTAACTGCTTGGACACTGTATAGAGAAGACATGAACCAAATAGTAGAGCAAATAATGACAAAATTTAGCCAAGTCGCATATATAAGAGTGACTGGTGTACCATGGGAAGTGATTGTCAAATTAGACTCTGTTGCCAACAACCTGAACAATGAGCCGGGAGATCAGCAAATTAGAGTAATAAAATATGAATTTAATATGACGGCACAAACATATATACCACAACCAATCGAACGCAAGAAGGCTGTTCTGAGTGCTAAAGTTGATTTTGTTGACGGATTGACAGATGAAACTGTAACAGAAGTTTTGGCGAGAATTGAACAGTCAGTAAAGGAATTAGAATGCTAGAAATAACGAATAAGAAAAGGCATCCTGTGCAATTGATCATTAGGTCTAGGAGAGCCATTAAATCTTTCACTACATTAAACCTTCCCGGCGTTGGTGCAGGAAAAAATGTTTTAGTTTTGGAAGATGAAAGATCAACACCATATATAGATAGAGCAGAAAAAGATGGATTGATTTCCATAAGGCATATAACAAACAAGTTACGAAAGGGAGAATAAGACTATGGCAATTCTTAAAGGTTTTCCACCATCTAACACTATCAGCCCAAGCGTTAGAATTGCAGAAAAAGACCTGAGCTTCATTGCGCCTGAGCAATCTACACATGTTGCTGGTTTGGTTGGTTTCGCCTCTAAGGGTCCAATCAACCTTCCCATTTCTGTTAGCACCTCTCGCCAATTGCACACTATATTTGGCAATCCTCATCCTGATACCAGCGATCCATTTCTTCTTTATGCAGCAGACCAGTATCTTTTGGTTTCCAATACCCTTTATGTGGTTCGTGTTGCTGATACAGATCCGGTAAGCGATGAGCAAGCTCTCACCGCTAGTGTTGATGTGCCTGCTGCTGGTACAATTATCGAAATTATATCTGACACTGCTGGCCCATACACTTTTGATGAAGACAGCTTCTTCCGATGGAAACTCAACGATTCTCTCTCAGATAAGACTCTTGTTGTTTTGGCAGGAATTTACTCTGTGACTGAATTGGTTTCCGAGTTGAACAATCAGATTGATACGCAATTAGACGGAATTGAATTCTACGAGAGCGACACCAATACAATCGCTGTTCAAACCGTTTGGGCCTATGGTCCAGATGCCAGCTTGGAATTTGTGTCAATTCAAAACGCCATCTACGGTGGCGCTGTTTCTGACGGCTTATCAATTCGTGACAACCCAACTGGTTTGGGCACTGGTATGACCCGTGCCTCTGTGACCGGATCAGCAGATCGTTATCCAGCAAACGGCTATACCGCTTCTGGACACTACGATCTATCAGGATTCACAGATCCTGTTATCGAGATCGTGATTGACGGTACTGACAACATTCTGATTGATCAGGTTGTTCAGACAATCACTTTCGCTGCTGGCGCAAACTATTCAAATATCGGTGACATCGTGACTGATATCAACGATCAGAAAACTGAAAACGGCGGTACACTACCCGGTGGTTGGACAGCAGTTGCTTCAGGATTCTCTTTGAGATTTGTTACAAATGCTCACGGTGCCGATTCTCGACTCTACATTAAGCCAGCAAGCGTTTCTGCTTTCGGCCTCAGCACCACCACCAAGTCAGGAACAACTCCTTCCGGCGAAAGTGGCGCAATTGATATTGAAACTTTGGGTTTGGTAACTGGCGGTGCAAATACAGGTGGCGATGTAACATTCACCATCAACGCTGATTCTCCCGGTATCGATGGGAATGACACTCAGGTTGTAATTAAAAACGATATCTATGACAACAATTTCACAGTTGAGATTTATACCAATTCTGTGCAAGTTGAATCATGGGGAGGCCTTACCAAGGATGATGCAAGCCGCTTCTATGTTGAAACCTATCTTGCTCTAGTAAGCGATTATATCAGAGTATTGGACGACACTGCAATTGCAGCCGCTCCCGCAGATGGCACCTACACCTTGACAGGTGGATCAGATGGTATCCCCGCTGACCCAGATCAACAAGATGTTCTCCTGATGGGAAGCCCTGTTGGCTTCACAGGCATCTATACCTTGAGCGAACCAGAACAGGTTAACATCGACCTTATCGCTGTTCCCGGTCACTCAAGCACAGCAGTCGTTCAGGAACTTCTCGCTTTCTGCCGTGATTATCGTCAGGATTGCCTAGCAATTATCGACGCACCATTCGGCTTGACTGTGAAAGAAGTTGTATCGTGGCAGAACGGCGCACATCCTCTTAACAATGTTCGCTTTGATAGCGACTTTGGCGCACTTTACTGGCCATGGGTTAAGATTTATGACTCCTACAACAAGGTTGATGTTTGGTGTCCTCCTAGTGGCTCCATCATGGCTGTTATCGCTCGTAGCGATTTTCTTGGCGCTCCTTGGTTTGCCCCAGCCGGTTTGACCCGTGGTATTGTCCCCAATATTACCGATGTCTACAATCGTCCAACTTTGGAAGAGCGTGACCTTATGTACGGCAATCGCAACTGCGTGAACCCAATCGTTCAGTTCCCTGATGTGAATGGTTTCGTGGTCTTCGGACAGAAGACTTTGCAGCGTATGCCGACTGCTCTGGACCGAGTAAATGTTCGTCGTCTCATGTTTTACATCGAGAAGGCAATTCGCACCGCAAGCCGTGCTTTGCTGTTTGATCCAAATGATGAAGTTTTCCGCTCAAGGTTCGTGTCTTTGGCCGACAATATCTTGAAAAATGTTCAAGTTGGTCGTGGCCTAACTGCTTATATCATTAAGGCCGATGCCGAATTGAACACGCCGGATGTCGTTGACCGAAATGAATTCCGTGCAAGAATTGGTATTCAACCAACCCGTGCCGCTGAATTTATGTTTATTGAGTTTTCAATCCATAGAACTGGCAGCTTCGCAGCAGGAGCCGAAACATTCTAAGTTGAAATAATTTTTACAAGGAGAATAAGATGGCTATAATTGGTGGAAATATGGGCCTTGATAAAATCGGCGGGCCAGCGATTGTTTTCAAGCGCAAGTACAGATGGACATTTGATGTTCAATGGAACAACCAAATTGTTCCCAGTGCATTCGTGAAAGTTGCAAGCCGCCCCAATCTCACGATTGAGGAAACTGAAATTAACTATCTTCACGGCAAGATGTGGATTCCCGGCAAAGGTAGTTGGGAATCTATCACCGTGACCTACTATGATATCGGTGGTGCTGGCGCTGGTGGTATGCAG